ACGCCCTTCTGCTTCTTTGGATAAACTTAGGAAGGCCACTATCAATTGGATAATGCAACCATTAGGTATAAATACTGCTGATAAATATTTGGACAAAAAATTCTGGCTGGATTCCTCGGATCGGTTAATGTATGAGGGCATAGCTCCACAACTTTCTGATACCAAGGCAGCAAGAATGCCAGCGTTCTTTGAGCATAGTAATACAAACTTACCACAGTATGCTTAGTATCGTTGTAACTATTTGTATTACTATTCTTCTTTATATATTTTTGAAGAATACAATTAAATAAAAAAGAAATGAAATTCGAACCCTTACTAGGGCCGACTCCAGACTCACTATTAGTGGAACTGGAAGAAAAATTCCCACCAGTTAATCCACATCCTAAAGAGGAGTTAGCATCAATTATGTTTAAAGCAGGACAACGATCCGTCGTAGAATGGTATCGTAATAGAATAGAGGAGAAAAACTAATGGCTACAGATTGGTCAGGTTGGCAGCCTGATTATACAGGTTTCAGAAGAGGTACAAAAAACTATCACGGACCTACAGCATGGGATACAGCTTGGTCACAAGGTGGTGACGCTTATAGAGATTGGTTAAAGAAAGGACAAGCTGACTCTAGAACAGCTTGGGATTTTTATGGTGAGACTGGTCCTGGAAGAAGACCAGGTTCTGATCCAAACTATAGCTATGCTAATAGGAATTGGTATGATGCACAACTGTCTTCAATGAAAACCTATGAGCAAGATCAACAGATTAAACAGCTGCAAGAACAACTTGCTGCCTTTCAACAACAAGCTACACCAGCTACACCAGCTGCTCCTGTAGCACCAGCCGCAACATCTAGTGGCCTTGCCCCACAACAACTTGAAGGGTATCCTAATACAGCACCTCCAGCTGATCCATATGCTGGTATAGGTTCTGGTAATATTGCAGACTATCAAAACCTATGGCGTGATGAAAGTAACCCATATAATAGACAGGTATATAAACCTACAACATTTGATCCAACAGGATTAAGTGCTGGACAATTAGGTAGTGATAAATGGAATGACTTCGATTATACTCATGATTGGGTTTATAATCCTAACCCTAATACAGGTGCAGGTCCACAACATCCAGATGGATGGGGAGAGCAATGGGATTGGACTGATAAGTATTGGCGAGGACATGATAGACCTGAGCAACCATATAGTTCACATGATTTAGCTGGTGTAGGTTGGATGCCTACAAACCAAGAAATTAATCGACAACAGTATCACTTAGGTGATTACTCAAGTGATAATCCTTGGAAAACTAAATGGGTAGGATCACCATTCAGATGGGATGCTGATAGATACGGTAGAGATTGGGAAACTAATCAACCTCAGACATTCGGATGGGAACCAGGAGTACATATGACTACTGGTCAAGTACGTAAATATGATCCGTTTTATAAACCTGTAAATGAGTATGGTGAGGAACAATCACCTTCAACTAAACACTTTGCATCTGAGATATTAAATTACGATAATTACACTAATGATCCTCACTACTCTAAAGCATTAGAACCTTTAGGTATAGATAGGTATTCTAAGCTTCAAGATATACTTGATGCAGACGCATACTTTAGAGGTCAATCTGCTATATCAGGACAAGCTAAGGCAGATAGAGATCAAAGAGCTAAAATTGCAGAACAGTTAGAATGGCAAGCAGCTAATACACCACAATATTTAGATGGTAGTACACCAACTACAACTACACCAACTGCAACTACACCAGCTACTCCTACAGCACCTACGACACCTACACCTAGTCAGACAGCAACACAAAATGCGATGACTTTAGACTCGTTAAGGGATTATCTAACTAACTGGCAGAATAACTTTATGGCTAGCCTAGATAGAAGAGATAGGCAAAGATGGGGAGTACGTAGTGAGAGAGAATTAGATCATACTCAAATGAGATTTAGAGATAGAATATCTGATCTACAAGGAGGTTATGGTTTAAATCAACAACTAGGTGGCGTAGGAGATTATAATCAGCGTTGGAGAAGACGTCAAGATAGCGATATTAGAGATAGACGTCGTGGTAGAACAGCATCTTATTGGAATGCACCACGAGAACAATCTAGTGGAAGATATTACGACGGTCCTTATGGATCATTCAATAGATCAGGAAGAAGATTAAGTGGTAATACATTGATTAACAACTCATTAAACGTATAATAATGAAAGCAAAAGAACGTTACGATTATTTATCTAGTGATCGTTCACAATTTCTAACCGAAGCAGAAGACGCATCGAAACTCACCTTACCATATCTTATCAGTGGTCACGAAGAGAACACTAAAGGTATGAAACAACTAAAGACCCCCTGGCAGTCAGTCGGAGCTAAAGGAGTTGTAGCGTTAGCATCAAAGCTATCTCTATCACTCGTACCTCCACAGACAAGTTTCTTTAAACTACAGCTAGATGAGTCACAACTAGGAGAAGAGTTTCCTCCAGAAGTTAAATCAGAATTAGACTTATCCTTTGCAAAGATTGAACGGACTATCTTAGATGCTATTGCAGCATCTGATGACCGTGTTATCATACACCAGGCACTCCAACATTTGGTAGTATCTGGTAATGCTTTAATCTTTATGGCTAAGACTGGTCTGAAATTATTTCCTCTTAATCGCTACGTTATAGAAAGAGATGGAAACGGCCAAGTGATTGAAATAGTCACCAAAGAACGTATCAACAAAAAATTAATTGAACAATATCTACCCAAAGATTTTAACTATGAGAGTGTTGTAGATGATGAACCACATTCTAAAGACGAGTGTGATGTTTATACTCATGTCACACGTGACAACAACAGATTCTTATGGCATCAAGAAGTATATGGTTTTACTTTAGATAAGTCTATAAGTAAAGCACCAACAGAAACATCACCATGGTTGCCACTACGTTTTAATACAGTAGATGGTGAAGCTTACGGAAGAGGCAGAGTAGGGCAATTTATAGGAGATTTAAAGTCTCTTGAAGCACTCTCTCAGGCACTCGTAGAAGGCTCTGCAGCAGCTTCTAAGGTGGTTTTTGTAGTATCCCCCTCAAGCACTACTAAACCCCAGACGCTGGCGACTGCAGGTAACGGAGCGATCGTTCAAGGACGACCAGATGACATCGGTGTAGTACAAGTTGGTAAAACTGCTGATTTCCGTACAGCTTACGAGCTGATGGGTCAGTTAGAGCGTAGATTAAATGAAGCTTTCTTGATACTTTCAGTAAGACAGTCGGAACGTACTACTGCTGAAGAAGTTAGAATGACACAGATGGAATTAGAACAACAACTAGGTGGTTTATTTGGACTCCTAACAGTTGAATTCCTAGTGCCATATCTAAATAGAAAGTTAAGCGTATTCCAGAAAACTGGTGAAATACCTAAGATACCTAAAGGTATGGTGAAACCTATCATCGTAGCTGGTATTAATTCACTAGGTCGAGGACAAGATGTAGCAGCTTTAGGTCAATTCTTACAGACTATTGCACAGACAATGGGACCAGAAGCTATTCAACAATATATTAATCCTGACGAAGTTATCAAACGTCTAGCAGCTGCTCAAGGTATAGACGTATTGAATCTTGTGAAGAGTATGCAAGAACTACAACAACAAGAACAAGCAGCACAACAGCAAGCAGCTGAGATGGAAGCTATTAAACAAGCTCCTAATATGATGAAAGCACCTATGCTTGATCCATCTAAAAACCCACAACTAGCTCCTCCGCCAGAGGAAGGGGCAGGACCACCACTACCACCTGAAGGATAATGGCAGACACATTAACATTTGAAAATACACAAGAAGTTACTTCAGTAGAGAACCTATCTGAAGAAGAGCAAGATTCTCTAAGAGTCGGTGAAGCTCTACAAGAACAGCAGAATGAATTACTAGCTGGTAAATATAAAGATGCTCAGGAATTAGAAAAGGCATATGTAGAACTTGAAAAGAAATTAGGTTCTCCTAAAGAAGAAGCTGCTAAGGCTGAGTCAGAACCTGAAGCTAAACAAGAAGAAGATAAACCAGCTCAAACTAATATTCTAGATACTCTCTGGCAAGAAGCTACTACAGGTGATAAGTATTCTGATGAAACATTAAATACTTTAAAGGATATGAGTCCTGGTGACTTAGCTTCTATGCATTTAGATTATCGTAAACAAGTTGAAACTGCTGGACCTCAGAACCGTACTCTTACTCAACAAGATGTAGCAGAGTTAAAAGGTGTTGCTGGTGGGGAACAAGAGTATGATAGTATGCTTAAATGGGCTCAATCTAATCTTAATGAACAAGAGATAAAGATGTTCGATACTGTTATGGAACGTGGCGATCCACTAGCTGCGTTCTTTGCAGTACGTTCTTTAGCATATAGATATCAAGATGTACAAGGAGTAGATGGAGATACAATTACAGGTAAACCACCTAAGTCAAGTGGAGATACATTCCGTAGTCAACAAGAACTTGTTAAAGCTATGGCTGATTCACGCTATGACGATGATCCAGCATATCGACAAGACGTGATGGATAAACTAGCACGTTCTAATGTCTCATTTTAATTATGGTAAGAAAATACGATGAAAAATTAAATACTTTAGCAATAGAAAATGCTAAACTTAAACAACTAATTGCTGGTGATGGTGGATCTCCAGGGCAACCTTATACTCCACCTAAAGAAGATCCTAAGAATCCATGGGTACCAGCACCTGGCAAAGGTGATAAGAAGTTAGTATTATCTCCTAATGATAAATTTAGGATACCTGTAGGTACGCCTCCTCCTAATGATAGGATGTACGGTATACCTACTTTACCTAAAGGTCATCCGATGTATAATAAGTGGGCTAATCAAATGATGATTAATAATCAACCGATAGCTCACAGAAGTCATAAGCCTAATACTCGTGACTATCATAATCCAGCACAACATAATGCACCTGTAGATCCAGGTGGTAATCCAATAAAACGATCTCCTTCTAATAAACATGTATTTCCCACAGATTTACAGATAGATCAGCGTAATAAAGGTGACTGGAATATAGATCCTAAGAATTATACTCCAGAGGGTATGTTGATATCTCAAGCACATGTAGAAGCTTTAAAAGAAGCAGCTAAAGGAAATAAAACTAGTAAGGAAATACGTGGTATTTTAAAACAATTTACAAAACCTGATCAATTTGGTCATCCTACTGGATCTTTTAGAGGAGTTTAATTATACGTGGCGACCCGAATCATCGTCCTCGCCGCTGTTAACTTATTAAACTTTTAATGAACGATACAGAAGTTATCGCTATCCAACCTCCTATTGAATATACAATGAACGAGAACGCAGAAGTACAAAATGGCCGCTGGGCTATGATCGGTATCATCTCCGCAATTGGAGCGTACGCCACGACTGGACAAATCATCCCCGGAATATTTTAATGAAAAAAATTACACTAGCTATTGTAGCTTCTCTTTTCTCAGTACCAGCAATCGCTGGACCT